GTCATCATTAAAGATCTTAGGCCAAGAAGATTTTAGCTTCTTAGCTATAACCTTGTTCGGAATCTCACCCCTAAACGCTAGATCGTGAGCCTGGTCAATTAACTTCTGTGGATATTTAGGCATATTATAACTCCTTCATTTGTTTCTGGATTGAATGAACAACTCTTTGAATTGTCCTCTCTTCATCAATCGTTTTTGAAGTTTCAAGAAAAATGTCCAACGTCCTCTTAACAATCTCCTTGCACTCATCTAAGGCCTCCGTGTAGCCCTCGTCCAAAGCGTCTTTTAAATCAGGCCTATACATCGTTTCTCCAATCATTCGCTGCACGCTCATATGCTAAACCCTTTTCTGAAATAGACCGAAGCATAACTGAAATCCCAGTGTGCTCACTTGGAGCACCATCCATGCAAAGATCCGCAATAAAGCTCGTAACAAGATGGGCAAAAACCGGAACGCCCATCTCACCAGAGTACTTCTCAATCAAATCACATAGATCCGTGTTCAAAGCCTCTTCATTAAGTCTTCTTTCTTCTTCAGTCATCACGCTCTACTCCCCTCAAAATGTCATCCAAAACCTGGTACCCATGCTGAAACATCTCAGTCTGGATCTTGTCATACATATCCATATGCGTTGATCCATGCTTCTCGACCCACTCACCACGATCCATGGTCGTCGCATCTTGCTCCATGATCATGATCCAATCTTTAATCTTACCCATTTTCAAACCCTCCAATGTCATTGTCTAAGTAACCACAAAACATATCGCCCTCATCACGATAAAACCAACGAAACTTAATCCCTTTAAACATACCCTTAAGAGTGTTGGCGATTGGTGTCGGAGCTGACCACGCAGTGTTAAAAATAAAACCAACACCATCCTCGTCTTCCCAATCAACTGTCGCATCACAACTGTTCCACTTGGTGCCCCAGTTATTACAACTCCAATCGTGCCAATTCAAAGAACCATACTTCTCACGTTCAGCCGTTCCTAAGTTGCCCCTAAAAATATTATCTGGCATCGGAACAATCTTATCAAAGTCAAACAGATTATCGTCTGACGCTACAAGCTTCATGAACCTATCTTTATCGTGGCTCATATCAAAATTAAATGTTACTTCATTCGTTACCCAATTTGGCATCTTAAACCTCCGCTGATTTGATCTTGGCTACCGCATCATCAAACGATAACTCATTTAAAAATGTGACGTTCTTCAGATCATCACGCTGTTCACGTATCTCTTTATAGATAGCAGGAGACGGCTTCACCCTCTTAGGAAAAGATAAAATATCTCCCTTTTCATCCACAAAACAAACCTGCTTCAGAACCTTCTTGTAATGCTTGGCTTCAAGATGCTCCTCTAACAATGTATGACAGGCAAGCTCTATACTGCCATTGATCCACGTATCTTTGAAACCTTTAAACTTGTAGGCCTCACGGCAATACTGTCTCAACTCACTATACTTAGATGAAAAGTCGCCCTTGAACCTTGGATCTTGGTCATCACGATCTGCACCACCACGCCCCTCATTAGAGACCATGAGGAACGGATCTCCGTCCACGTACAATACAGCATCGTAACACTGTGTTTCTTCTGACGCCCAATTAGCGTGCTTAATATTCTTTAGTTCTAGTTTCATCCTATTATCTCCCACTTGGTTGTTGATAGTATAGTAACTAATCACATGTTGCTCACATGTCAAGGCAATCGAAAAAGAAAAATAATTACAATGATTACAGTATTACGTTATTCCCAGAGTTTTTGTTTTTTTTTTTTTTCAAGTGGGAAATGATGTAATCAGCGTAATCAACGTAATCAGAGTATAAAAACAAGGGTCTTCATTGCCCTAAATGATTACAAATGATTACACTGATTACGCTATGCTAGAGAAAACGCTACATATAGCATGTTTGTTTGTTGTTATTGATTTCTTAAAACACCTGTATTTTTGGGTGTTTTTTACTCAAAGTGTAATCATGTTGTAATCAAACATGTAGACCACAATAACACCTGGTCTATTGCTTGTTTTTCACCGGATGTTATAGTCGCTGCAGTACGTTTGGAGGACAAACATGATAAAAAATAAAGCTAAGATTGAAAAAGAACATGGTCGAAAGCTAACAAAAAGGCAAAAAACCTTCGCTAAACATATAGTAGAGGGTATCTATACTCATGCAGAATGTGCTAGGAAGGCAGGCTATGCTCATGACGTGGCAAAAACTAAAGCATCCATACTTTTAAATGGAAGAGATTATCCTCACGTTGTGGACTATATAACCGAGCTTAGAGAAGAACGTGAGCGACGTTATGCAGTGACTACGCTAGGACAACTCGAAAGACTACACAAACTATCACTTGGAGCAGAGGATGCAGGCCAATTTTCTGCCGCGATTAACGCTGAAAAGATCCGCTCGGCACTGGGTGGTTTGACTATTGATAGACGCGAAAACATCAACACGATGGATCAACTTTCAAGAGACGAAATAGTCTCAAGATTAGCTGACTTGCAGAAGAAATACCCACAAGCATTTGTGATTGATGGTGACTTTAAGGATGTAACAAATGAGCCAAGGTCCAGAAGCAAAGTTTTGGAAATCAGTCCGAGCAAGTCTGCCAAGTAAAGCGTTTGCCACACGTATTGAGAACAAGCATGGAGGTGGTGTTCCCGATGTTCATGTGGTTTGGGATGGCCTTCCCTTTTGGTTGGAGCTCAAGGTAACTAAAGCATACGCAGTAAAAGTCTCACCTCATCAAATCGCTTGGCATATGGCATATCACGCTCGTGGAGGGCTGAGTTTCTTCTTGGTTAGAGGCCCCTCGCCCAAGGATATATATTTGTTTGGAGGGGAAAAAGGGGTCGATTTACTGGAAAAAGGGGTGCTCTGCGACCCTGACGCCAGGTTCATGGACCTTGGTTCGTGCTTTGCGTCTCTGCGTGTCTGTCTTATTGATCATTATCGCCTTGCGTGCTTGTAGCTCTGCGTCCTTGTCGCTTTTTTTTAGTGAAAAGGACCAGGACTCGAAAGCCCTGGTCAAGTTAAGGCGTGTGGAATAGGACGAAACTACACGCCAAGGTAACTTTATATTAATGTTGAACGATTGCAATAGACTTAGCATTCAATGATCCCTTACATAATTTACACGTTGCACATTGAACGCGTCGACCAGCTTCTTTTGATGCCGGACAAAGTATCTCGTTGCTTTTGTCCAGGTCGTTAACGCTTTGAATGACTCTAAATGTCCTTCGAAGCTTGGACCAATGGTTTTTCGCTTCGTCGTAATTGTCCGCGCTTTGCATTGCTATGTCCGGTCGCCAAGGTTTTTGATGCGTGTAAGCTGTCCACGTTGTTGCGTTCTCTAATAACTGAGTCCAGACAATATCTGGTACTGCAGCGGGGTCGCCATACGTTCCGACTCTGACGAATTTGTTCTTTCCTAGTTCGGATCTACAATTACTTGCCTCTGGATAAACGCCACGCTTGTACGCTTTCCAAACGATTAAAACACCCTGGCCTAAATTCACATAGCACTCACGCTCTTTAGCAATTTTTCTTTTTGGATCCGTCGTGACCTTGCCTCGCATCGGACAGTCGCCACAAATGCTGTAGTCTTGGCCGGTTTTACTAGCTTCGAGCGGATTTACATTTTCTCTTAATATGTAGGTTTGTAAAACCTTGCCCGTTTTAGTGTTGCGATCTGAGTATGTACCAATAGCAACAATCTCTTTACCGTCAATTTGCGAAGGTCCTTTATATATTATTCCATTTTTCATTTTTTCCTATTCCCTTTTATTATTATGTTTTAGTTATATTCTACTTATATTCAACAAACAAGTAAAAAACGACCCTCTAGGATGCCTCCAGACTGGCGAAACGAATTGTTTGCTTACCTTAGTACCTGGATTTTCGCTTGTTTTTTAACTTGCAGCAATGTGCTTTGCGTCCCTGCGTCCCTGCATTTTATCTTTTATTTCCTGCGCCTTGCGTCCCTGCTGCAACCTTTATTGTATTGGTTGTTCTTTAATAACAAGTAAAGAACAACCTGGCCATAAGTTAGCCTGCGATTATTAGATCCAAGTATAAAACAAAAACTAATAAAACTATTAATGCTATACCTAAAACTAATGCCGGATTGTGTTTCATTCTTTTACCTTTCCTTCTTTCATGTCTATATATTCCCAAACATTTGAAAAACTTCTAATCCATTTGCTTTGCTTGGTGGTCAAAGAACTATCATCAAACAAGTATTCCCATGCATCAATGCATGGGATCTTTTCTTTTTTACAATACTTCTCATAAATATCGGTTAGAGTATTTAGAGACAATTTATAGTATTCAATTGGATCTACTGAAAATCGACCAGTTTCATCCAAAAATGGATCGGTGATGCAGGTACCTTCAAACTTAAACATCTTTACGTCCTTTACCTTTAATGAATAGTTTATAGGCCTTTGTTAAAAGATAAAGATCATCGGGTAAATCATTTACCCTATCATTAATATCTATTCCCATTTCTGATACCAATAAACCTCTAAGACATTCAAAATCGGGAGCTTTAACGAATTCTTTTATTTCATTAAAATCATTACTTTCAAATAAGAAATCATAACTTGCCGTCGTGTCTTCCAAGTATGTTACAGCAAACCGAAGCGGAAGCTTATTATAAATTGCTTCAGTAATGGAACAACCTAGTTCTAATATCTTTTCAAATTCACTATTAGATAGTGTAGTAAAACCTCTATCTTTAGCGTTTATAACGCGTTCTTTTAAGCTATGGCTGTCTATCCATATCTGGTATCCCCTGCAAGAATAACTAGGCAAGGTATCATTGTTATAGCTTATGTTTCGCCAATACTCCGGTATTATTAAATCCTCTATATATGATTGCCATTCTTTTCTCATAGTCCTATTTCCTTTTTATAGTTACGATGTTTACGATACATCGGAATGATGCCCAACCGAAGCTGGGCATCTAACCGATTAATCTTAAGCATTAACCTTTTCATTAATGTTATGAACCTTATGGATTTCTGAGTAAGTCTCAAGCCATTCTGGGCTAGCGTCCGTTACATAGTTTGCGTGCTGTAGAATTTCGCGTAAGTAAACATCACCCATTTCCCACGTTTCATTATACATTAGGTTAGACGTTGCACTAGTAAACCAGCGTGCATATGGATCTTTTGCTTCACTATCTAAAGACTTATAAGTCTTTAAGATCTTCCATTTAAAACCTGAAGCTCCATGAT